GCCCGCGAGTTCCGCGCCATCACGATGATGTATCAGGCAGGCATCCTGCCGATCGAGGTCATCTACGAATACTTCCTCAAGGCGGATGTCATCCCGGAGTATGTGACTCTGGAGATGTTCACCAAGATGCTGGAAGACGCCAAGCAGTTCCCGAACAACCCGGACTTCGAAGCGCGGGAAGATGGCTTCCCGGATGCCCGCGCCCAGCGCTCGGACGAACTGGCGCGCGATCTCGACGACAACGAGACCGACCGGGCGGACACCGAACTGGAGCACGACGCCGAGCAGGCCGAGGCTTCCCGAAAGTCCGCCGAGAAGGTCGCCAAGGAACAGCCGAAGATTCCTCCGGTCCCGGCACAAGCCCAGCAGGCGATGCAGAAGGGGAGCACCACCCCACCGGCAAAGCCCAAGCCGGCCGCTCCGGCGGGAGGTAATCAGTAATGGCCTCCCCGGACTACGAAATCCACCTTGATCCAGACCGCTACGAACGGCTGCTGGATCAAGGGGACGGGGAGTCCGAGGGGTTCCCTTTCGGCGAAGACCTTGACGACATCGACCGCGCGATCGCGGAGGAGTTGGGATCAACAAGGCCGCGCCGACGCTATAATCACATCCGAAAGTGATTAAGTCAGGCACTTTTTTAGGCTCCACCGACATTTTAGCTTGACATTAAGGTTAATTTCTCGTATCCTTGTCGCCATATTCGGAATTGAAGCCAAATCGGGGACCGATTTCGCTCTTCCAATCTCCATCACATCCGGTTCCGGGGGAACCACCAATTATTCCCCCACTCGATTTCTTCCGTGCGTCCGACACGCCGGAATGAGGAAATCCTCTGGGAGGGTCCCGGAGGTCACGACTTCGTGCGTGCTTTCTCCAGTCCCTCGGTGAGGAACTTCTTCAAATGCCAATCATCAATTTCGACTCCATCGACGCAGTCCCGGAGGGACTCAAGGAGTTCGCCAAGCAGAACGACGAAACGGGCAAGTTCGCAGTCAATGTGACCGCGACCGTCAAGCTCGACGAGTTCCGCGAAAAGAACATCGATCTTTCCAAGAAGCTGGAAGCGCAGGCTCCGATCCTCGCTCGCGTCAAGGAAATCGCCGGTGACGACCTCGAAGCCTTCGCCAACGACCTGAACGGTCTGCGCGACATCTCGCAGCGCGTGAAGGACGGGGAACTCAAGACCGACGACCAGATCGAGCAGGCTGTGCAGGACCGCATCAAGGTCATGCGCGACGGCTACGAAGACAATTCCCGCAGCCTCAAGCGCGAGCTTGACGCTGCGAATGCCAAGGCAGTCACCCTCGTGGAGCGGCTGAACCGGACGCGGATCGACAAGGAAGTCACCGCAGCCGTGATCGTCCCCGAGAGCGGTGTCCGCCCCGAAGCCCTGCCGGACGTGCTGGAGCGTGCCTACCGCCTGTTCAAGGTCGAGGACGAAAAGCTCATCCCGAAGCGCGGCGAAGCAACGATTTTCGGCGCAAACGGCGCAGATGCGATGACCGTCACCGAGTGGCTGGTCAAGCTCCGCGACGAAGCGCCGCACTACTTCAAGGGCAACGGTGGCGGTGGCGCTGCCGGCGGCAAGGACGAGAAGATCGGTGGTTTCACCGCTGCTCAGATCGCCGCGATGTCCCCCCTGCAACGCCTCGAACTGGCGAACAAGGCCAGCGGTAACCGCTGATCTCCACCACTTAGGTCGGTCGTCGGTTCACCAAGAGATACACCCCGGCTTTCGGCCGCCTGTCGGGTGTTAGTTCCACCACCACCTCTAGGCGGCCGACGACCACCCCGAACTCACTTAGGAGTTTTTCCAAATGTTGACCCTTCACGAAGCATCGAAGCTGGTCGATGGGGACCTCAAGCGTCAGGCGATCATCGAAATGTTCGCCGGCTCGACGGACCTCATGGCCGCTCTCCCGCTGATGGACATTCCGGGCAATAGCTATAGCTATGCTCAGGAAGCCAAGCTGCCGTCCGTCGGCTTCCGTGGCTACAACCAAGGCTACGACGCCTCGATCGGCGTGATCAACCCGCAGAGCGAAACCCTCCGCATCGCGGGCGGCGAACTCGACGTTGACACCGCGCTGGTCAAGACCCACGGCATCGGCGTTCGCACGCGTCAGGAAGCCATGCAGGTCAAGGCCATGGGTGCCAAGATCACCTCGGCCTTCATCAACGGCGACGGCGGCGACGGCGTGTCGTTCGACGGTCTGCGCAAGCGCGTGACCGGCTACCAGCTTCTGGCGGCAAACGAAGACGCTCCGAACGCGAACGGCGCTCTGTCGCTGGCCACGCTGGACGAAGCGATCGACCGCGTCGATAACCCGACGCACATCATCATGTCCAAGCGTATGCGCAACCTGCTGTCGCAGGCGGCCAAGGACAAGGACGTTGGTGGCGACCTCCAGTGGTCGAAGGATGACTTCGGTCGTCGCATCGGCTTCTACAACGACCTGCCGATCCTCATCACCGAGGACGACGAAGCCGGTGAGAAGATCATCGACTTCAACGAAGCCGGTCCGGCCGGCGGCACCGCGAGCCAGTCGCTGTATGTCGTGAGCTTCGGCGACGGCAAGATCGTCGGCCTCCAGAACGGCATCATGGATGTCCGTGACCTCGGCGAAATCGACGCGCAGCCGGTCTACCGCACCCGCGTCGAGTGGCTGGTCTCGATGGCCGTCATGCACGGCAAGGCCGTCAGCCGCGTCTGGGGCATCACCAACGCGGCGGTCACCCGCTAAGTTTGGTTGGTGGGGGTGGTCCTAAGGGTCACCCCTTCCCACCCTCCCCTCACCAACCCTTTTCGGAGTATCTTCCATGTCGAAGATGAAGAGCAAGTTCAAGTATATGTATGATGCCGCGCCGGCATCGGAACTGATCGCGAAGGACGGCGTCGCCAAGACCGCATCGTTCGACGGCACCGCCAAGGTCCTCGACGTGCTGGAGGGCTACTGGACCTCGGGCGAACTGGCCGATGACGTTTTCGCCGTCGCCATCAACGTCACCGCTGTCGATCTGACCGCTGACGAAACCTACGTCCTCGAACTCGAAGCCGGCCCGGTCGGTTTCGCCACCTCGGTCGTCGTGGGTCAGGTCACGATCGCGGGCACCGGCCAGTATGTGATCCTCGTGGACGCAGACACGGTCAAGGCCCAGAAGGCTGATGCCGCTGCGATCCGTCTGGCGGGCACCATCGGTGGCACGACCCCGTCGATCACGCTGCACGCGTGGATCGCTGGCCGCATCGTCGGTCACTAAGTCCTGATCTGAATGAGAGGCGGGAGGCTCGACACCTCCCGCCTTCTTTCCCGGCTGACGAAACAGGAGCTTTCGAAGCATGAGCAACCCCAACGACCTCAAGGTCTACTCCCCGTCGGGAGAGATGTTTGAGATGAGCCGCGCCAACGCGCACGATCTGACCACCCACGCCGGCTGGTCGTTCAAGGCTCCCACCGAAATCAAGGCTCCGGCCGAAATCGCCGCCTGCACCGTTCCGCCGGTGGTCAAGGAAACCGCCGATGCCCCGAGCAACGCTGACAGCGCACGAAGCGTCGAAGCTTCCGACACCCCGGTCGTCGAAGCCGAAGCTGAAACCAGCACCGAAGCCGTCGAAGAAGCCGCCGAAGAAAACGACGCGGTGACCGACGCAGATTTCGCCCACCTCGAAGACCGCGACGCTGTCGTCGCCTACCTCGCGGAACATTTCCCGGAATTCAAGCCGCATCACAAGTCCAGCCGCGACGGCCTCGTCGCCAAGCTGGTCGAACTGACCAACGGCTAAGCCATCAGTCGGACCGGCCCCACTCGTAGAAGCGCCACCGACATCCATTACCGCTCAGGCGGCTTCGCGCTCGACAAGCCCCCGCTTGTCGAGCGCTTTTCATTCCAGAGAATTACATGGGCGCGAAACGGCGCAAAAGAGAGTCGGAAACAGTCCAAGGTATCTGCGTTTCCTGCGACGAGCGGCCTCAAAGAAAAAATCGACTGAACGCGGCAGGTGAGCAAACATATTCAGCCCTCTGCGGCGTATGCTCCCATAAGCGAAACCCGCAAAAGACCAAAAGCATTCGCCCACCAAATTATTGGTGGGCATGGGAAAAATACCGTTACACGTCCGTAAAAGGGGACTCATGCGTCAAATGCGGCTTCGTCGCAGAAGACCCTTGTCAATTAGATGTGGACCACATCGACGGTGATCACAGCAACGATGATCCCGCCAATCTCCAGACGCTCTGCGCCAATTGCCATCGTCTTAAAACGAAGCTGAATGGCGATGGAATTTATCGGTTCAACAATTCCACGCCCATTTCCATAGAGGCTACACATCATGGACATCCTAGTTGAAGACGGCACCGGCCGCGTCACGGCGAATGCCTATGCGTCCGTCGAAGAGGTGGACGACATCCTCTCGGTCAACATCCACTCGCAGTGGAGCGTCATTGCTGACGAAACGACCAAAGAGAATCTGATCATGTGGGCCAGCCGCATCCTCGACGAGCGCGTGCGTTGGTTCGGCAAGAAGACGCACGAGACCTCCGGCCTCGCGTGGCCCCGGTCGCACATCCGCGACAAGGAGAACATCTTGGTCGATGACTCCGTCGTGCCGCGCGCCGTCAAGATCGCGACCGCGCTGCTCGCCGATCACCTGATCGCCGGCAACCCGGAAGTCGCGAACACCGGATCGAACCTGACCTCGTTGCAGGTTGACGTGATCGCGCTCAAGTTCGACGCCCGCCTCGCGCCTGAGAAATATCCGGCTGAAATCGGCTACGCCCTGCGTGGCCTTGGCTCCGTCTCCATGGGCCGTGGCGGTCCCAAGCGCATCGTGAAGCACTGATCATGGCCGGCTACAACGATCTCATCAAACAGCAGGTCTCGAACGCGTTCAAGAACATCCTTGCGCCCAACGGCCTGTCCGAGGAAATCACGGTCAAGTATTTCGTCAGCGAAGGCGCACACAACGTCGAGGACGACACGACCGAGACGATCTACAACGAGGTGAAAGACGTTGTGGTCATCGTCGCCAAGCCGGGCTTCGACGACGTGAAGAATCACGGCGTCGTCTTCTCCGACGCCAAGCTCATCATCCCCGGCCCCTTCATCCCATCCGAGCCGCAGGTCGATACCGACAAGGTCATCCGAGCAAACGGCGAGGAGTGGGACATCCGCAAGGTCGTCGGCGTGCCCGGCGGCGGCGTCTGGACCGTCTTCATCTATCGGACCTGATCCATGCCTCTCATCGGTAAAGACAAGGCGCGGGCGGCGGCCATGGCTTCGATCGACGCCTTGGAAGCCCGCTTCGCACAGAACATCGAAACCCTGTGCGAGGACATCGACAAGCACATCAAGGCGCTCACCCCTGTCAACACCGGTGAGGCTGTCCGCAACTATATCTGGACGACCGGGACACCGAACAGCACCGTCTACAAGGCGATCGCAAACGGCCCGACCGGTCCGACCAACAGTATGCGGCTGGGCAGCGAACCGCGCCGGCCGGCCAATGAAGCGGCGGCGGCAGAAAGCCTCAAGTCGCTCAACCTGAAAGCCAACCCCTTCGCTACGATCTACCTGTCCAACGTCGCACAGGACATCGTCGGATTGGAGCTTGGCATCCTGCCGGGACCGCCTTATCGTTCGCGATCCCCACAGGGTATGTTCGGCATCACCTCGCAACACTTCAACATTCTCGTCGCGGCGCAAGGAATTCTCAAATGAGCAAAGAAGCCGAGCGGGTCTATCTGACCAACAAGATGAAGACCGGAGAGGGTAACTATGCCTTCCCGATCGCCTATCCGAACCTCCCCTTCGACATCCCCACCAACGCGCCCTACGCCGAGTTCCACATCATCTCCTCTCCGCAGGGCGTGGTGGTCGGAGGCGAGGGGCGCGGCCGGGTCCGTATGCGCTATGCCGGTCTCGTCCAGTTGACGGTCTGGGTTCCAAAGGAGAAGGGCACGAAGACCGGAACCGTGTCCAGCGACACGTTCAAGGACTTGTTCCAGTTCAAGGTGGGGCGCGACACCGCCGGCCAGACCTACAAGTTCGGCTCGATCCAAGACTACACCCCGGAAACCAAGGCTGGCTGGGAGTGCTTCGTCTACCGCGTGCCCTTCAAGCGGGACTCGATCGAGCAGGTGCAGATCGGCATCTAATTTGCCATCCACCGACATTCTCCCTTGACATATTAACCATTTTCAGTTACCATTGCGCTCTATTTCCGCTTCTTGTGCGGTGATCGGGGATCACTGTGTGCCAAGAGCGAATGTCACCGACATTTTAGCTTAACACAGCGACAGTCCCGCCCCTCATGAATCGGGGCCGCGCTCCCCTGCATTCTCCAAAGGGTAAACACCACATGGCAAACAAGCTGCTGGCCGATTCCAATCGCGCCTCGCTCCGCGAGATCATCGAAGACAACAACTTCTGGGGCGAAACGCCGCAGGTCGGCCGCACGCGCGCTCGTCGTTTCACCTCTTCGTCGATCACCGCGACCAAGGAAACCGCAACCTCGGACGAACTGCGCGACGACCGCATGGTCTCCTCGGTCATCGAGACCGCTGCGACCTCGGGCGGCGACATCGCATGGGAATTCGCGGCCGGCACCCCGGACCTTGACTTCCAGCGCGCCTTGATGGGCGCTTGGTCGCGTCCGATGGAGTGGGACGTGTTCCGTGGCAAGACGGTAGCGATCACGGCCAACAACACCATCACGATCTCGGGCGGCGACTATACGGCCTATTTCACGGTCGGCCGCCGCGTCAAGACGAGCGGCTTCTTGGCTCGCTCGAACAACGACTATCTCCAGATCGCCTCGGTGGACTTCACCGACGGCAAGACCAACGTCGTTGTCAGCGGCACGTCGCTGGTCGCAGAAGCCGGATCGGCTGTCACCACGCTGGCTGATGCCAACGACGTGATCATCCTGAACAGCACCGCGATCCGCTTCGGCACCTTCTCGGACACGATCGACTCCAACGGCACCAACGCGTTCGCCGCTGCGATCGCCGCCGGGCAGCTTGTCTCGGGCCAGCGCATCTTCGTCGAAGGCGTCGGCTACGAAGCGGGCACCATCACGGTCGCGGCTGCTGCCGACAACGAGCAGGTCACGATCTCGGACGGCAGCAACACCTTCACCTTCGAAGCACAGTCCGACAGCGACTACGCCACGGCGAGCGCCGTTGTGTTCGCGCTGGGCGCGGATGACAGCGAGACCGCTGCCAATCTCGCCGCCGCGATCAACGCCCTCCGCAACGCCGGTGAACTGAACATCGTCGCCTCGGCCGCAGCCGCTGTGATCACCCTGACCAACCTGAACAAGGTCGGCGGCACGATCACCGAAGTGGACGCAACGCTGGCGGTCGTGAACTTCGCCGACGGCAACGCAGACTTGGGCGGCTTCTACACGATCCTCGCGATCACCAACGACGCGATCACCGTGGACCGCGAAGTCCCGCTGCTCGCAGCCGGCAAGCGCGTCACGATCAAGGGTTCGATGCTTCGCAACCCGAGCAACAACGCCGCCATCACGCCGCAGTCGGCTTCGGTCGAAACCGGCTTCCATGACGTTGGTCAGTTCTTCACCGTTGACGGTCTGCGCACCGGCAGCGTCGGACTGGAAGTGACCTCGGGTTCGATCGTCACCGGCTCCACCACGCTGCAAGGTCGCGAGACCAAGCGCGCGAACACGGAGAAGCTGACGGGCGTCAACTACACGCCGCTGGAAGCGCCGGCCACGGAAGTCGTCTCGGCGACCGCCAACGTCGGTATGCTGAGCGTCGATGGCGTTGAGCAGGCGACGGCGATCCGCTCGATCACCTTCTCGATCGACGGCAACCTCCGCAACCAGACCGCCGTGGGTTCCAAGTTCCCGGTGGGCATCGCGGCAGGTCGTCTGAACCTGACGGGCACGATCGAAGCCTACTTCGCCGACGGCACGCTGTATGACAAGTTCCTCAGCCACGAGACTGTCAGCCTCGCCTTCCCGATCATCGATATTGATCACAACACCTATTACTTCACCATCCCGGCGTTCAAGGTCTCCTCGGACCCGATCGCTCCGGCCGGTATCGATCAGGATGTCATGGAGACGATGGAGTTCACCGCGTTCCGCGACGCGGCGACGAAGTGCATGATCCAGATCGATCGCTTCTCCAGCACCTCCCCGATCACCGCGCTGTAATGGCGCGGCTGATCCTCCGAGAGGATGCCGGGAGCGCCTTCATTGAAGACGTTCCCGGTGGCTGACCACCTCCCCGAAGAATTTCCCGGCGGCTGACCGCCCCCACCGAATTGGCGGAGCCGACCTCCGCCTTACCAGCTTTCCCGACATCAATTTTCGCTGGCGAAACGGGGGCGGCCTTGTCGGGAGGCCGTCCCCACCCCTCCCCGACAAGGATGAATACCCGACATGGATATTTACGAAGCATTTGAGCGTAACCTCGAAGACACCCCGAAGACGTTCCCGCTGAGCGACACGGCTTCGATCACGCTGCTGCCGATGGGCGGCGAAAAGGCCCGGCGCGCTTTTGAGCGCATGATGGAGCCTTACAGCCCGCGCCTCAATGCCGGCGGCAAGCTGACCGAGGAAGAGAACAAGGCGCTCAACGTCCGCTTCTATGCCGAACACATCGTCAAGGGCTGGACCGGCATCAAGGATCGCGGCGGCAAGGAAGACATCGCCTTCACCGTCGATAACGCCAAGGCGCTGTTCAGCGACAAGAAGCTGGAAGGCTTCTTCGCCCTGATCATCCGCATGGCCTCCAACGACGCCGCCTTCGAAGCCGCCAAGGCCGAGGCCGACGAGGGAAACTGATCGCCTACCTGAACTGGTCCTCCCGCACCACTTCGAAAAATTCGGAGTGGCTGCGGAAGGTTCAGGAGGAAAAAGGGATCAGGGTCAAGACCCTTGAGGACGAACCAGTGCTTTCGCCGCACCTCTTTTGGGTGTGGAAAGCCTTCACCGATCTAAACGCCCGCCGCCCCGTGGCCGGCATGGGAGGCTACCTCCCCTTCTCCTATATCGAAATCGAAGCCTACTGCCGACTGAAAGGCATCACCACGCTCAACGAGCGGGAACGGCTCCTTCGACTCCTCGACGCGCTCGATGCCGCTTGGATGAAGGCTTACGTCGAGAAATCGGAACGGGAAAACAAAACCACCCCAGCCCCTCCTCCTCCGTCCCACTCCCCGCCTCGCGGTGGCGGACGGCGATCCCCTCCAAGAAAACAGGTGAGCTAACCCATGGACACCCATGGCATGAAGTTTGTAGTTGACACCACCGGGGTCGCGAAAGGTTTTCGCGACTACCGGGCGGCTGTCGATGGCATTTTCAAGTCCCTGAGTCAGTTCGAAGCTCACGTCGATAAGACGATGAAGGGCGTCGCCAAGGCGTCCTCCAACCCCCAAGCCCTGAACGCTTTCAAGAAGTCGGTTCAGGCATTCTCCAAGATCGACATCGACACGGGCGCAGCTAAGAAGCTGTCCGCCTTGTCGTCGGCTATGGTCGGCTTCAAGGCCCCGAGCCAAGCGCAAAGCGCCAACGCGAAGAAGTTCTTCTCGACCCTGAGCGGCCTACCCGACCTGTCGGCGGCCTATCGCTCGGTCAAGTCGTTGAAGGGCCTGACCGAAGCCATGAACGGGTTCAAGGCCCCGTCGCAAACCCAAGCCAAAAATCTCGCTGCGTTCGGTGCTGCCGGCCTCAAGGCTGCGCCGGGCCTGAACGCGCTTGCCGGAATCAAGAATCTCTCGTCGGCCGCTGCTGGGATCAACACCATATCGGGCGCGATGAAGGGCCTGCGTGCGCCGTCGGCGAACCAGATCACGAACCTCAACGCGTTGGCGATGGCCATGCGTCAGTTCCGATTCAACAACCTCAGCGGATCGGGCAACTTCTACGCGACCCTCGGCGCGATCGGTTCGTTCCGTGCTCCCACTCAGGCTCAAATCCGTAACCTGCAATCCTTCGTTGCGGCAGTCGCTTCCATGCGTGTGCCGCCGAACGCGACGCAGGTTGCCACCGCGCTTCACGCCATCGCAAACGCCGCAGCCAACGCCGGGAAGTCCCTTGGCGGACTCCGCTCGGGCCTCGGTGGTCTGGGCGGATCACTCGGCCGTGTAGGCTCGCAGGCGCAAGGCGCGTCGCTCCAGATGATGGGGCTGCAAAACGCATTCTCGGCTACCTTCCAAGTTGGCTCCTTGCTGCGATCGCTGCTGGGATCGCTGACGATCGCCGAAGTCGGACGTAACTTCTTCGAGGCCGCGAACGCGGCAATCCAGTTCAAGGCGCAGATGAGCGTCATGAACAAGGAAACCGCCTTCGCGAACACGCAGCTTAGCTACATCAACCAGACCGCCAACAAGTTCGGTATGGACGCGCTGGCTGCTGCCCAAGGCTTCGGTAAGGTCGCGATCGCCGCGAACAAGACCGGCATGACGGTCTCGCAGACGCAGCACATCTTCGAAGGCTTCTCGACCTCCATGGCTGTTCTCGGTGTTACGACCGCAGGGCAGAATGACGTGTGGCTGGCGCTGCAACAGGTCATGAACAAGGGCTATCTGTCGGCCGAAGAACTCAACCAGCAGCTTAACGAAAAGCTGCCGGGCGCGATGGCCTATGCCGCCGAATACGCCAAGTCGCTGGGGATGACGCTGGAAGACGGCCTCAAGAAAAAGGCGCTCGACGCACAGGGCGTCCTCAAGCACGTCGCTGACCGCATGAAGCAGGACTTCGGTCCGGCCATGGCACAGGCGATGGATCGCCCTTCGTTCCAGATGACTGTTCTCAAGAACAAGGTCAACGAGTTCTATCAGGCAGTCGGCGAACGCGGTGGTAACGAAGCCTTCGCGAACCTGCTGCGTAGCATCACCGACCGGATGGACCCGGCGGCGATCGACCGCTACGCCACCGCGATCGGCGAGGGCTTGAAGAAGGCTGTCGATAGCCTGTCCAACGCGTTCAACTGGCTTTTCGAGAATTGGGATTCGATCAAGGGACCGCTGTCCACCACGCTCAATCTGATGGGTAAGTGGATGATCATGTCGGCCACCCTCCAGATCGGTCGCTTCATGGTCACGCCGCTGCTCCAGCTTGTCGGCGCGCTCGGCGCTGCCCGCACGGCCGGTGCCAGCTTCTCGGCGATGCTGGCCGGCCAGAAGTTCAACCTGATCGCCTCGTCGCAGGCGATGCAGGGATTGAGCGGCTATGCTCGCGTCGCTGCGACTTCGATGCTGGCGTTCCGCAACAGTGTCGCCACCTCCATCGCCGTGTCACGCGCTGCTGGCCTCAGCTTCGCCGCGACGGCAGCATCGCTGATGACGCTGAACAACGCTGGTCTTGCTGCTGCTGCTGGTCTGCGTGGGCTGGTCAACCTGCTGGGCGGTCCGGTGATCCTGACGATGGCTGCTGTCGCGGCGTCGGGCTATATGCTCTGGGACCAGTGGAACGAGGGCACCAAGGCGATCACGGGGACCGAAGAGGCATCGAAGAAGATCAAGGATCGCCTCAATGAGGTGACCACGTCACTGTATCTCAACAACGCGGCGGCGATCGAAGCACGGAACAAGCAGTCCGGCCTTGGTGGCGTCATGGGTCTCGTGACGACGGCGATGGAAATCTATCGCCAGAAGATGGACGAAGTCACCGGCGGCCTGTGGTCGCAGGCTGATGCTGTGCGCAACCTCGCGATCGAGAAGGCGAAGCTGGCAGTCACCGAGGCTCGCGCCAACCTTACCGCGTCGCAGATGGAAACGCCGGACGAGTTGTTCGCACAGGGGCGGAACCTCCGCAAGAACGGTCGTGGTTGGTTCCAGAAGGGCGTCCTCGGCACCTATTCCACCCTGCGTGGTTATGGCGAGCAGTTCTCGTCGTGGAGCGGCATCGATCCGAGCGTCGAAGACAAGCGCTCGGCTGTCGCAACCAACCGCAACACCCTTGCACAAGCCGAAGCCACCCTCGCACAGGCGCAGGGCACCACGACCATGGACATCGTCGATGGTATGAAGCGAGACCGCGAGCGCTGGGCGGCTGGTGTCACCAAGCCAGACCGTGTCACGCCGACCGAAAAGGGTGACGGCGCAGGTAAGGCCGCGCGCGAAGCCAAGGCACTGTCCACGGCTGTCGATGGTCTGATGCGTAAGCTGTCGGAGTCCAACGACCTGTGGAATCTGTCGCAGGACTATGTCGCGGACCTGACCTCCGAAGCTCGCACGCTTCTCAACGATGGCTCGTTCAAGCAGTGGTCGCAGAACCTCCAGACCGACTTCAAGGCGGGGAAGGTCAGCGCTGACAGCCTGATCAAGTCGCTGGAGCAGCCGGGCGCGATCTCGCAAAAGACGCTGACGGAACTCAAGAACCGTTACGGCACGGATGTCCAAGGCATCATCGACATGTTGCGCGCTCAGCAGGCGGATTACGAGGACGCCGTAAAGGACGCGACGATCAAGCAGATCGACCGCCAGTTGGTTTACCTCGACCGGGCGATGAACCGTCTGGCTGACAACAGCCCGGCGATCAAGCTGAACATCGACTTCGCTGCGGACATGCAGGCAGGGGCCAAGGGCCTTATGTCGAAGGACCAGTTCGTCGGCTTCACCGACACGCTGCGTGGTCTGCGTGCAGGCACCGTCAGCGCCGAAGCCGCGACAGCGGAGTTCAACACGCGCCTGCTCGCCAGCGCCGACATCACCAAGCTCACCAAGGAACAGACGGACGCACTGACCGCCGCCACCAACCGTAATCTGGCGGCCCTCAACTACCAGAAGGCTCAAGCGGCCGAGAACGCCGCCTTTGGCGCGACGCGTCTTCGCCAGATGCGTGAAGAAAATGCGGTGCTGATGCTCAACGCGAGCCAGCAGAGCATCTATTCGGACGTGCTGGAGGAAGTCCGCACGCGTCTGGAGAAGGGCGAATCCGTCACGCAGGCCCAGATTCAGGGCTATGTCCGTCAGGCCGAAGCCCTGTCGAGCCTCAACGACCAGTTGAAGCGCAACAAGGAGTTCTTCGAGAACAACGGCATCCGCAGCTACCTCAACGGCCTCAAGTCGGTTGGCGAAGCTGCAAACGAGCTTGACAAGAATGTCCTCCAGTCGCTGGAAGATCAGCTTTTCAATCTCGGAACGAAGGGTAAGTTCAGCTTCAAGGCGATCTTCGACACGATCCAGCAGGGCTTGATCCGTGCCTCGTCGCAGAAGATCACCGAAGGCATCACCAAGATGTTCACGAGCAAGGAGGACCGTGAGAACGGGACCGCCTCGCCGATGGGCAAGCTGTTCGAAATGATCGGCCTTGGTAAGTATGAGCCGAAGCAGGCGGCCCCGCTGGGTTCGTCCGCCGCTTCGGCCATGTGGGTCCAGCTTGTCAACGGGATCAGTCCGACGACTGGCCAGCAGACGGCCATCAACCCGACCACCGGCCTTCCGAACAATGCAGCCGTGTCGGGAACCGACCCGGCTTCGACGATCGTGAACGCCGTGGCGTCGATCACGGGCGGAAACGCCGCAGGCACCACCACCTCCACCACCGGATCGAGCACGCCTCCTCCGGCGGTGACCGAGGCTGCGACCCAGACGGCGCAAACCTTCGGCTCCTCGCTGACCAGCCTGATGCCGGCGATCGGCGCGTCCTTCTCGTCAGCGTTCAACGGCCCGATCGCTGGTATCTCCCAGATGTTCGCCCAGATGCTGGCGCAGCAGATGACGGGCGGCACGGGCGGCGGTATGGGCAGCACCCTCGGCGCTGTTGGCGGTATGCTGGGCAGCACGCTCGGCAAGGCCATCGGCGGCAAGACCGGCGCGGCTATCGGTGGCGCTCTGGGCACCATCGCCGGCACCGTCGGCGGCGCTTATCTGGGCGGCTTCAAGGAAGGTGGTATCGTCGGTTCGCCGGTGACCAAGAGCTTCGCGACCCCGTCGATGTTCGTCAATGCCCCTCACTACAAGGAAGGCACGGCGAACACCAGCGGCGGCATCCCGGCCGTCCTGCACGACAACGAGGCCGTCATTCCGCTGAGCCGTGGCCGCAAGGTCCCGGTTGATCTGGGTGGCGCAGCCAAGAAGGGCACGCAGGTCAATCAGGTGTTCAACATCCAGACGCCAGACGCGAACTCGTTCCGCAAGAGCGACCAGCAGATTGCCTCGAACATGCACGCACAGGCCGCTCGCGCCTACCGCCGCAACAACTGAGCCTGACCGACATTCTAACTTGACATGCACCGACATTGTCAGTAGACGGTCAGGCTCATTCAAGCAGGAATCTTCATGCAAATTGCACAATTCCATGAAGTCCGATTCCCGGAGGACATCTCTTATGGGTCCTCCGGTGGTCCGGGCTTCAAGACCACCGTGATCGAACTGGCTTCGGGTCACGAGCAGCGCAACATCGACTGGTCCTTGGCTCGCGCCACCTATGACGCCTCCTATGGCGTCAAGAACCGCGAGGCGATGGAAGACGTGCTCGATTTCTTCCACGCCCGGCGCGGCAAGGCATATGGCTTCCGCTTCAAGGACTGGATGGACTTCGCGCTGGATCGGCAGGTGATCGGTCAGGTTGACACCGACGGCGATGTCGAACTCCAGATTTACAAGCGCTACGAGCCGCTGACCGCGCACTATTACGATCGCCCCCTGCTCAAGCTGGTGCCCGATACCGTCCACTGGTGGGTCAACGGCGAAGCGCAAGACCCGATCGCCATCAGCACCACCACCGGCATCATCTCTGCATCCGGCCTGACGCCCAACGCGGTGGTCGAAGCGCAGTGCGAGTTCGATGTCCCGGTCCGTTTCAACACCGACGAAATGCTGGTCACCCACGACGATTATGAACTGATGTCGTGGCCGTCGATCCCCCTCGTCGAACTCAAGCCGCGCTGATCCCCCATGAAAGAAATCTCCGCCGCCCTCTCTGATCACCTCGATCAGGAAGTCACCACGCTTTGCTCGTGCTGGAAGATCGTGCGTCGGGACGGTGTCGTCTTCGGCTTCACGGACCACGACCGCGACATCTTCATCGACGATGTCCTCTACGAGGCCGAGGCCAGCTACAACCGCACCGCGATCGCGACTTCGTCCGACTTCTCCGTCGCCAATCTCGATGTCAGCGGCATCCTCGATTCCGACCGCATGACCGAATATGATCTGCGCGCCGGCCTGTTCAACCGCGCCGATGTGTATGTCTTCGTCGTCAATTGGGCAGACCTGAGCCAAGGCATTCTCCGCGTCCGTCGTGGGTGGTTTGGTGAAGTCTCGCTGCTCAACAACGGCACCTTCACCACCGAGATTCGCGGCCTCGCCCAAGCGCTGTCGCACAACTTCATCGAAGTCTATTCGCCGGAGTGCCGGGCGGACTTCTGCGATTCCCGCTGCAAGCTCAACATCGCTGACTTCACCAACAGCGGGACGGTCACGTCCAGTTCCGGTTTTGACAGCTTCGCGGCCAGCGCGCTCCCGGACGCACCGACGACCGGGACCTCAGCCGGTGCTCACAAGACATGGGCGATCCACCCTTATGGGTTCCCCTTGGGACAGATCGTCGGCATCGCCGAGGTGCGTCTGTGGGACCAGCAGGGTAATCTCATCGAAGGCGGCCGGGTCACTGACATGGCCTATCTGGTGAGCAAGGACAAGTCGATCCAGAAAGCCTTGAACGAGGTGGATGACGCCAGCGAGTATGACTACGACGAGGGCACCTACAAGGAGATCGTCAAGGGACGCGGCCCGAAGAAGGCGCGCGACGCCCGCATGGACACGGGCTGGCGCACCACGCTGATCCCGGACACCGTCACTGAGATGACGGACATCCGCCTGATCTTCACCTTCGACACTCCGGTCGATGTGAAGACCGTCGAGATCATCACCCCCTCGCGATTCGAGGAAGCGCCGACCGCCTTCACCTTGGAATATACCGACGACGACATCGACGCCGTCGATCGCATCAAGGATTTGGCACAAGCCCGCACGGCCTATTTCAACCTCGAATGGGGCGTCGCCAAGGATTGCTCGCACGTCTTCACCGCCGCTGGCCAGTCGGCCATCTGGGGGCTGGGGTCGGGTGACGACACTCCGATCAACATCGCGGACGTGCCGGTCGATATTCCGCCGCCCTACAACTCCGTCTCGACCTACGAGGGCGGGACGATCAAGTGGCTGTCAGGGCGCAATATGGGCCGCGTGGTCGAGATCACCGACTATGCGGACGACACGAACACGGTCACCTTGTTCGAGAGCATGTCCTACGCGATCGCGGTTGGCGACACCTTCGAGATCACCCAAGGATGCGACGGCTCCCTCGCCCGGTGCAAGCTCTACAACAACGTCATCAACCGTCGTGCGGAGGACTACATCCCCGGCAACGACGAATACATGAAGTATCCCGATGCCAAGTAATCATGATCTGATCGAAGCCGCCCGCAGCTATATGGGCTGCAAGTGGATGCACCAAGGCCGCAATCGTGCTGGTATCGATTGCGCCGGTCTCATCGTCTGTGCGACGGCCGACGCCGGTTCGCCCATCGCGGACATGCAGGGCTACCGCCGATCGCCTGACCCTGAGAAGTTCCTCGGCCACATCCGCGACAACACCCTCCCCGAGATCGAGCCGCTGCCGGGAACCATGGCGATCTTCCGGGGCAGTTCCCAGCCCTGCCACATTGGCATCTTCACCGAGTATCAGGGCGTGCTCGGATTCATCCATTCCAACGCTTCGGTCGGGCAGGTCATGGAGGAGCCTTTCCTCCACGAGTGGCCGCGCCTGCTGATCGAAATTCGCCGCTTCAAGGGATTTGATTACTAATGGGTCAGCTAGTCATGACCGTCGTCGGCGGCGTCGCAGGTTTTCTGGTCGGCGGCCCGATGGGCGCTGCTATCGGTATGCAACTCGGTGGCATGGTGGGCGGCCTGCTGTTCGGTCCGTCGATCAAAGGCCCGCGCCTGCAAGACCTCAAGGTCACCGCCTCGACCTACGGCGCGGCCATCCCGGAAATCTATGGGACGGTCCGCCTTGGCACGAACCTGATCTGGACCTCCGGCATCAAGGAAACCAAGCACAAGAGCGGCGGTAAGGGTGCCCCCAAGCAGACGACCTATACCTACGACGCCACCTTCGCCGTCGGCCTGTGCCGGGGACCGATCACGAACGTCCTGCGTATCTGGGCCGACGGCAAACTGATCTGGGATCAATCGAGCAGCACCTCACGCACCATCGGTGGCACGTTCGGTAACTTCGACTTTGGCAGCGCTTTGGTCACCTTGATGAGTTCGAAATCGAAGGGCAAGAAGAGCGTAAAGGTCCGCGTCTATCGTGGCACCGAAGACCAGCTTCCTGACTCGCTGATCTCGGCTCATAAGGGCGCGGGCAATGTCTCGGCGCACCGTGGCCTGTGCTATCTCGTGTTCGAAAAGCTCCAGCTTGACGATTTCGGTAATCGCATCCCGTCGATCACCGTCGAGGTGAGCAAGACCGAAGCAGCCGCCTTCCCTGCGATCGCTGCTACGTCGTCGGGCGCAACCTCGCCGATCTACAGCACTTGGTATCCTGATTGGGAGACCGGCCGCATCTACGCGAACGTCGGCGGAGGCTCCGTCAAGGTCTTCGACCTCGGCACCATGGCCGAAATGTATGCGACCCCGCTGTCCGGCGGGCGGACCACTGCGTTCACGCCATCCGGGAACTCGGGCAATTATGTCGTTCCGGGCGCAGGTCTCTACTTCTCCGAAGTCGGGACCGGCAACTCGCGCCCGATCGAGATGTATGAGATGAACGGGTTCAGCCGAATGGACACGATCGGTAAGGACGGGTCGTCGCTGGGCGGCGTGTTCATCGATGCCTCCGGGAACCTGATCGAGCAGTATGGCGCGCTGGGAACGGCAGGCCATACCTATGTCAACGGCGGCACCGGCCGGCAACTCTATTACATGCACTTCGACCACACCCGGTCGGTGTGGTGCTTCGCCCAGAACGATAGCATCCCTGTGTTCACCGAGAAGGCTCCCTTCACCCCGAGCAACGCATTCTCGGGCCGTCAAGGCGACAACTCCTCGGAGATCATTGGCTGGCGCTCGGCGAACAACCGCCTCGAACTCCTGATCTATAACATCCCGGCCGGGTCGAAAGGCAACGTCGCAACTGACGCGAATGGTTCTCGCTGGACTCAGTCCAGCGGCTGGTCCAGCCGCACGGCTTATCTTGTCCCGACCGGACACACACGCTTCACCCCTCGGGTTGTGCTTTACGATCCGACCGACGACTGCATCTTCGCGATGGGCATCAACCAGAGCGGCGTGGCTGTCGCTTTCAAGTGGTCGGTCCCGAACAACACCTACAAGTTCGTCACCACACCTGCGAACCTGAAACCACCGACGGACATGAAGCACAGCCGGATCGCTGGCGGCTCCTTCGGCTGGTATACCTACACGTTGTCCACCGGGGCGTTGTTCCAAGAGATCGACATCCAGACCGGAGCCTTGACCCTCAACAAGGGTATTCCACCACAGATATGCAGTGGGGATCGGCAGCAGCCGCCGGCGGCAACCAGTATTGGGACGACCAGTCCGGCAGCTTGGTCATGGCCACGCAGAACGCCTACCGGCGCGTCTATTTCCGATCGACCGGCGAAGCCAGCACGGTGGAGAACGTCGCCCGCGCCATCTGCCTTCGCAGCGGCGTCCTGACCAACGATGACCTCGACTTCACGGAACTGTCGGAAGGGAGCCTCGTCGGCTACCTGATCGATCGCGAATGCTCGGCGCGCGATGCCCTCAAGCAGCTTGCCACCGGCTACCTGTTCGACGGGTTCGAGAGCGACTACCGGCTCAAGCTGCGCTCGCGCGGCCTGACCACGGCTGTCACCATCCCGGAGGACTGGATCGGATCGGGCGATGACGGCATGACCGTCAAGGAAACGCTGACGCAGGAACTCGAAATGCCGATGCGCGTCTCGGTCAACTATTACGACGTTGCCCGCGACCATCAGCAGAACACTCAATCTGCCAAGCGTGTTTCCGCACCTGTCCCGACCATGTGGACGGCGAAGGAAGAGATCATGGAACTGCCGATCACATGGCAGGCATCCAACGCCAAGCAGTGCGCCGAGAAGATTCTCAAGATGATGTGGGCGAACCGCTGGAGCTACCAGTTCACGCTGCCGTGGCGCTACATGAAGTATGACCCGGCAGACATTGCTTCGGTCCAGCTTCGCGACGGCACGACCTACACCATGCGCTTCAACTCGGTGAACATCGGCGCTGACTTCACGATGGAAATCGATGCCGTCAGCGAGCGCGCTGCCGCCTATGTCTCGACCGCCGTGGGTAGCTCGGGCGACGCACCGGTGCAATATATCCCGGTCACCTACCCGTGCCAGCCGTTCGTCATCAACACGCCGTTGCTGCGTGACATCGACTACAACACGGACGGCAACTCGACGCTGTATCTGACGGTGGTCACCGACGCGCCGGTCTTCAATGGGGCCTACCTCTACATGAATGCCGGCGGCGGGGTCAATTTCGAAGCCATCGGCCACATCTCGGCGGACAACCTCTCCGGCCTCGTGGTGAATGCCCTCCCGCAGACCAAGAGCTACGAGTCCACCGACGAACAGACGGTCCTCCGGGTGCGCCTGACCGACGACGACGCCGAACTGGAATCGGTCCTGCAAGAGGATATGCTGACCGACTACCTGAACGCCGCTGTCGTGGGTGAGGAGATCATCCAGTTCCGCGACGCGGCGAAGCAGGAAGACGGTTCGTGGCATCTGTCTGGCATCCTGCGTGCCCGCCGTGGCACCAACTATGCCGTCAACAACCACAAGCCGGGTGAGCGCTTCCTCCTGCTGGCTGAATCGGTCCTGATCAAAAACAGCCGCCCGCCGGAAGATTATTACACGACCGATACCTTCAAGGCTGTGCCGGACACCGGTGCAGTGGAAGACGCGGTCCCTTACGCTTCCAAGCTGGTTCCGCGCGATCTGATGCCTTACACCCCGGAGGACTTCGGGATCGAGGACGACGGCACGACGGTATCGATCACCATGAGCCGTCGCTCGCGGGTGATCGACCCGATGCGGGACGGCGGCGAGTTCATCCACTATCGAGAGGGCGACAAGGCAAGCGCCCGTATCATGTGGAGCGTCTGGGCCGGACTCACCTTGAACGACACGGCAACCGTCAAGACGCCGACGATCTCCGCCCCGCTCCCGTTGTTTGACGCGGCCGGGCTGGACATCCCGCCGGTTGTCACCTTCCCACTCGCTTCTCTTGGTGGCGCTACGGGCTTCCTGCTCAAGGCATATGAGACGGGGTATGCGGACGGCACACCCAAATGGATGCACTTCGAACGCATCGACACCAACCGCTGGAACATGACCGAAGTCTATTGACTTTCGAGCACC